TGGCAACTGAATATTGGTATTTCATATTCAGTGCCTTTGCATATCTTATTAATTGTCTTATCACTTATGCCTGCACGAAGGTCTCTGCGTAATATTGGTGCAACAAAATTGTTCCATTCAACACTATCAAAATTCCATGCCATTTTCTTAATAGCATCAATCGCAGCATTACCTGATAATTCACGGGTACTAAGTTTTACTAACAATTCTTGGAAAGCATCCCAATTGTTTGTACGATTCTCAAGCCCATCGGATTCCGGTACTTGACGAACACCAAACGTTATGTAAGGATTATAGCAGGCCTTTACACCTTTAAGGAAATTTATTGCATTTATACTTCCTAGGACACTTGCCTCAAGAGCTTGACGAAGAACATCTTCTTTATGAAGGCGACTATCGCTCTCGTTTAATTTAATTATCCAACTAGATGACATTTATACAATACTCCTAAATATACACATATAATATTTATTCACTTTTTTTGCTTAGGTTTTATTTTTATGGGTAGCTTGTTCTGCCCTAGATTTACATTCATCTACTACTTCGAGAGGCACATTTTCATAATCACCGAGACTAGCGCATTCGTATTCAATTATCACTGAGTTTGGATCGTCGGGTTTCATGCATTCTGGATCAACTTTAATCCAGCATAATGCAACACCCAATCCCAATATACATATGATAATATTTTTTATCATGTTTCTATCAAATTATTCTTTTGATTTTTTAAGATGATAACCAATTGCTTATTGCGTTCATCTTGTTCTTTGCGCTTACGCTTGTCATCCAACTTCTTGTCAATTACCATACTGTCATAGTCACGTGCCCACATCACACCCTGCATCCAACTGGCAGCACTTTCTAGTGTGCCAACAAACAATTGTGCATCACTGCTATAGATAGGCAACACTTCACTATCTTTAGGAATCAATGCTACATTGGCACCAAAGCTATCATCATGCTTATATGGAGCAAACTTAAGACCAAGTTTATCTGCTCGTTCTTCTAGTTTACGAACTTGTTGAATTTGATTCCAGCCACTCATATTATGCTTTCAGTGTTTTCCAAATATATTCTTTTTCAAACTTATCAACCCACTTGGTTCTGATATTATTAGTATCACGCAGCCAATCTCCTATATTTTTTTCACATCCCCAACTGCTAGTTGGAACTTCTGCCTCAGTAACCAACCACTTAACAATCTCATAGATAACATGCTTATTGGCATGATCTGCACTATTTACTGCACCATACAAATTGTTAGTGAGGATACTTGTAAGAAAACCTCCCGGTTGATAACCTTTAAGAAAATAATCATCCACTGCTTCCATCGTATGTGCAGGAATAGCTAAAGCACCTAGTAGGCGACCCTTCTCATCACGACCCGGAAACAATGACAATTTGTTAATCATTAAACCCTATCGTTATTTAACCTGTTCTTGTACAATGGCTTTTGTTTTGTTCACCCCATTGTCAAGCAGTTTAGCAATACCACTAAAACCTACTGTAGCGACTACGATTCCAAACAACGTTCCTAAAATAAAGTTTTTCATTTTGATCCCGGTTTAATCCATGTTGACATTACATCGGTTCCGTGTTTTACATCTTCCCCGATACCCCTGACTGCTCCCGCTACTGTACTACATCCTGTAACAAAAGTCAATAGCAATATACCCAAACTGTAATACAGTATATTACTTTTCATAAAAAACTCCCATATAAATTAAAGTAAAAAATAGTTTTACAAATATAACAAGAAATATCTCAACCCGATACGCTAAAGTAGAATTCATTTAAAATCATCTTCCATTTCAGCAAGTAATAGATTGGCAAACTTTTGACAAAATATATGAAACCAAATTTCATTTAGTACATCGGCAGGCGCACCGGCTCGTTCTACTAGTTTTCTTAATTGTTCATTCATTGATTATCTCCAAAATTAAAGAATTTTTACACGGTTAAGTTGAGTAGTATTGTCACGGTGTGCTTTGACAGTACCATGCAGGTTAACCATCTTGCCCACTTCTAGTTGTTGTTTGTATGCAAAGAATACAACTTGGTCATCACTAGTAATACCAGAACTGTAATGCGTATTCCATTGTTGTGAAAAGATAGTTTTGATTACTTCAATTGAAAGTGATACTTTGTCCCCTACACGACCAATCAATCCGCCGTTAGCGAATGCAATACGCTGATCCACTGATTGACGTTTCATGCCACGCTCGTAACATGAGGGCAGACTTGAAAGTACTGCGATATCATAATTGGTATCAATAGTTTCACGATTCGCAATCAACATTGCGGTGTTGTCAAACTCTGATAGTTTGATACCTTTCAGGATTTTGAATGTGAATGCTTGATAGAATTGACGAACCTTCTTACCTTGTTCACGATCTTCATCGGTAATCTGATTAGTGTCGGCAAGAAATTGCGTCACCAAATTACGGTTTGTTTGCCCTGCAGGACCATATTCAACATTTTTGATGTAACCTTGATTAAGGCGTTGTGCTTGACAAGCCGCAGCCCATGCATCATCGGCATTGATATTCAGGGGAACAGGTTTTTGATTGCGAGCCATTTTGTTTCCTTTAATTAACTGTTTAAGATTCTATCATATACCCAAAACCATTTATTGTCAACCGTACATCTTGGCACGTAGCAGGTCGCTCAGAGCCGGTTGATGTTCTCCGGGAACCACCACACCCGTTACGAACAGGTCCACGCCTTCGCCGTAGTAGCCGTTGCTCTCTCCCAACCAACGCACATCCACATAGCCCTTGCGGGTAGCAAACTTGTAGAAGGTCCAAGTCACGCTCTCGTGATCACGCTCAACAAAGTCCACAGGAGTCTCACCTTGAACTTCCTCAGCAACCAACAAAGGCTCACCAACCAAGTCCTGCAAGTCACCAACAATGTCGTTGATATCTACGGACTCGCAACAATCCTGTGAGTGAGCAAACATGAACCGCTCACCTTGTGCGGTTTCAAAAGTCATCTCGCCGTCACCAACGGAGCCAGTCACTTGAACAAAGGTCTTGCCCAGCATCTGTGCCATGCCCTTTTGGGTATCTACTATGTTGCGGTAATTCATTTTGTTCTCCTTAAATAGTTTCAGTTTCAAGTTTAGCAACACGCATTGCATTTAGATTTTGATGCGTAGCACACAGGCGAACCGAATAATCATGTCCGGCGATCTGACCAAGTGTAACATCAATCCAAGGAACAATTTTATTAGCAGCATTCAGACTCAAGCAAATGTTAGTGATAACACCTTCAAGATTTCCTGCAGCACTAGACCAAGAAATTGTGTCGTTGATATTGAAATTATTCATATTTAACTCTGTTTGTTGACTGTTTAAGATTCTATTATATACCCAAAACCATTTAATGTCAACTAAATTCGTAAAATTTTACAGTAGAATCCAGTTTTTGCAGTTCTTTTGCGGCTTGTGTCAATTGACGATATTTAGCCTGAACCTGACTACGGGGTAATTCGCCGTCGCAAGAGAGATTTTCGGGGCTGAGGTCACTGTCTAAACAATTAGCAACTTCCTGACGACCTTTGCTAGTTTGAATCTCATATTCTTTACCCTTGAACAGACGGTTCCATTTGTTCTTTTGATCTATGTATTTCTGAAGTGCTATCATATCAAGTCCTTTATTTAACTGTCTAAGATTGTATTATATACCCAAAACCATTTAATGTCAACCGTGGCAATGCCCCAATTAAGGGGCATTTTGAGCAAGAATTACTTCTTGGGTGTGTTTTGGTTTACAAAAGCATACATCTTTTCAGCAGTTTCCAAAACTTTATCAAGTCCTGGGAATTCGGGCATACCTACTGTAGTAACTAGCTTGCCAGTTTTTTCATCCTTAGCAACAGTCATTTCCCAGCCGTTGAACTTAGAATGATATTCTTCAGAAATAAGGCCTTTAGCCATATCTAGGATCTGAGTACGAATCTCATAACCGTTTTTTGATACCCGTAGTTCAGGCATCTTGGGAAAAGTATTTTCTGACATATTTGTCTCCTTGTGTTAATGTCGGTGTGTGTGAACTGGCTTATTTTTTCTCAGTCTTTACCTTGACTGTCTCATCCTCACTATGAGGATAAATTGTTTTGCTCATGCTATCAGCAGCATAAGACAACATCTCTATTGTATTCTTTGCCATCATCTTTGCAAAGACTGTTTGGGCATCTATAAAGTTGTTGGCAACCTTATTTAATCTCTCGTCTTTGTAAATTTGATTAGTTGCCATCCTTTTTGAGGATTGTAGTAAATCAATATAAAAATCAGGTGTAAACATAATGGATCCTTTGAATGTATGTTATTTAGTTTTGGGTTGAAATTTTTCAGGGTAATTCAACCTCTCCCATTCTTCGTCAGTAACTAGTCACTAGTAAGTCACAACCATAATCTCCCGGTATTTTTCTTTTGAGAAATTTCAAATTGATGGATCAACCGATCTATGTCACATGTATTTTGTGGGGAATGACTTAGTATATATTTTTCAAGGGCAGAGCCATATGTTTGGGGCCTGCTAAATTTATTGAATAGGTTATGAAAATAACCTGCTAATTGGTTTAACATTTGTTTTCCTGTGTATGTGTAAATTGAGTTTTGTAACAGAACTCATTAACTGTATTTATGCCGCGTTATAGATTTCTCTATATTTTTGTATAGCTTTTGCTCGTGCAATTACCAATCTAACAGTTACATAATCTGACAACGTGTCATCAAAATATGTAACCGTTTTTTCTACTTTGTATACTTTAGGACGACTATATCCACACTGAAGGTCTAAATTGTCTAAACCATCATCGTCATCATTGTCATCTATTAAATTATTTAGTAGCGGGCAGGGCTGGCTTGACTTCAGCTGGCTTAGCTCCGGCTGGCTTGGCTTCTGGAGTAGTTTTATCTGTAGCTTTGCTGTCCTTGACAGGTTTAGCACTTTTAGTGGCGTCCTTTTTGTGGTCCTCTTTTTTCTTAGCCAATTTAACTTCTTCTTTGGCAGGTGCAGCAGTCTTAGCAGGTGCAGCAGCAGGTGCAGCAGCAGGTGCAGCAGCAGGTGCAGCAGCCTTAGCCGGCTCAGCAGCAAAAGCGGCGGTTGCCAATAAAGTAGCGATAAGAGTAGCGATTTTTTTCATTTGTAGTTTCCTTTAAAGTTAA